TTTATGGGCGCGTTTACTTCGTGACATAGGAGTAACGGTAGAGGCATCGGACCTTCACCCACCGGAGGCAAACGAGTTTATTAATAAAAGAACTGGTGTTGATGCGACCCATACGTGGACGGAGGTAATCCAGCGTGGTGGTGCAGAGCACGCCAAGGAGGGCAGTGGAAGTGACGCTCTCATGATGGTGTGGCCGTACATGGACGATGAGTGGACAACAGTGGACTGGCAAAAGGATGCTCTAGGGGGATTTGGCGGAGACAAGTTTATTCTTGTGGGAGAGGACGAGGGTGGTGCCACGGGCAGTACTGGCTTGTGGAGAAGCCTAAATAAGTATTGGCGTAGAGACGGAATGATAGACATACCCCGTTGGGAAGGCATACGCGACCGCATCTTCCTGTTCCGTAGAAAGTGAGTGTAGCTCCTTTCGATATCTACAAACAGACGATATAATTAATTATTGATATAGAAAGGTACGACCATGGAAAAAACCAAAGTTAAAATTGCACCAGAGAACAGTTTTAAAATAGAACAATTTCCTAATATAAGCAAGATAAACAGTCATGTCGAGGGAGACACTACGGATTACGGCAGGCTATGGAAGGACCTAAACGGGCAGCAAGCTCCAAACGAGCTGAATCACGGCAGTCTTTTCAATGGTACTGCGTTCTACAAGCCGTGGAGAATGGTGCGCATGATGAAGCTGTGCAAGCTTATGGGCGGCAAAGAGTGGTTCCGTGGCAAGAGGACGCTTGAGCTGGGCTGTGGTCACGGTCACGTAAGCAGGATGCTGAAGGATTGGGGTGCCGAGCCTCTGGCAACAGACGGCAGCGCGTGGTGCGTGGAGGCTACAAAATACTTCTGGCCAGACCTAGAGGTTAGACAGTTAGACCAGACGACCGATTACAACCTGGGCAAGTTTGACCTTGTTATCCACTGGGGGATATCGTACCATCTGCCTTCGGACGCATGGGAATACGATCTGATGCGTGCTGTAGACCACGGAGGGATCGTAAGCTACGAGAGTGAGGTTGTAGACTCAGACGATCCGGGTTGCGTAAGGAGCAACACGGATGACGCGGGATTGGACAAGAGTCTTACAGGCACAGGCACACACATCAGTGTTGGGGCGATAGAAGGGTGCCTAAGGACAATAGGAAAACCCTTTAAGCGTTACGACGACGCGGACCTGGATCTAGGTCAACAGCGGTATTCATGGGAAGCAAAGAACGAGGGCTTCTACCACTACACCCAGAGGCGATTCTGGATGATAGGTCCCTAAGGGGAAAGAAAGATTTTTGGGGCAAGGGAAAGTCTCTTGCATGTTTGTTCTGTTCTGCCCGTAGGGCAGTTGTATCCGGTAGAGGCACCCTCTAAGGCAGAAGAAGGTAACGGTACTGACTACTTGTAATACCCTATAAGTATGAACTGGTATAAAGAAGCATCAGAGGGAGAATGGCATCCGGTAGAGGACGGTAAATACCTTACCGAAGATCACACATGGCTTGTAAAGGACCTTATAAGGGCCGCAGAGAGCCTTCCCGTACACAGGATGAACGTGAATGAGCTTGTAGACATCAACAGGGGTACAGAGACAAAGGAAGGCAATTGGGGATCCCTGATAGACAACCCGTCAGAGGAGTTCCGCAAGCGCGTAGAGAGGGCAGACCGCAGCTATCCAATACTAGTAGACGTGGACGGATGGATCATTGACGGTTCTCACAGGCTGGCAGGTGCATATTGGGCAGGTGAAGAGACGGTCCCTGGCAAAGTCATGAGACCGGATGATTTTCCGGATCCATTGGTTCGGGAGTAAGGCCCCCCGAAGGGTGCCTGCGACACGACACGACATACGGTTAGATTTTGCCCCGAAAATTAATTGTTATAAAAATCAGGGGGAGACTCCCTAAAGAGGGCGGCGGAGAAGACTCCGCAAAAGGGGCGCTTGATGGTATTAATGGCATCTCATCTAGAGATAGCATGAAGGTAAAGAGTATTATAATATATAATATTAAATTATGAATTGGTATAAGAATGCAGGTAAATGGACAGAAGGAGACGGAGACTGCTTTAGTGCGGCAGTAAATCTTCTTTTAGTTAGAAATTTTCCTAAAGACCAGGGGGACCTACTTGTGCACGCTTTAGTACACGGACGTGGATCTGCCTCTGGACACCGATTCCCCCATGCATGGGTTGAGACAAAGGACGGAATTGCCATGGATCATTCTGAAGGCAAAAGCATCGATATGCCAAAAGAAATTTACTATGCTCTTGGCAATATAAATCCAGAAGAGAAGGGTGCATATGAAACCTATACTCTTGCACAAGTGAGAAAAAAAGTAACTCAATACAAACACTATGGTCCTTGGGATCTAGATGTCCAACTGCAGGAAATACCAAAAGACTGGGATGAAGATGATGAAGAAGAGGATGAAGAATAAGTTTATTACATAGGGAGAAAATACATGCAATATAAATTATCAAAAGATCAATGGCTAGAAATAGGTAAAAAAGCAGGTTGGATTAAAGAAGCAAAAGGTTGCTGGGATGGATACAAGCAAATAGGAATGAAAAAGAAAAAAGGCAAAATGGTGCCAAACTGCGTACCCGAAAACAAAAAATAAATATTGCAAAAATATCGTGAAACTCAAATTAAGAAAAGACAAAATACTTTGGGCTTTACCTACATATCCCGCAAAATATCAATATGTACCAAAAATAATAGAAGCAGTTGAAAAAGAACCAACTGTAGATCTTGTTTTTGTTATAACAAGACAATCAGAAAAACAAGAATTAAAAAAACTTACAAATGGAAAATATAAAATACTAATAGTCGGTGACGATGTAGGTGAAGATCGACTTAAACATATAGAAAAAGTTAATGCGATAAGAAGCTACAAACAGTACTGGGCACTTGACAAACTAAGAAAAAGTGGATACAGATGGGTTGTTATGTCGGAAGCCGAGGTAGAACCAGTTGATCTGTCTCTTATGTTAGAGGCATGTAATTCCCTTAGTAAAAATAAAGTACTGGCGGGATTCTCTGTTCATCTAACTGATGTATTCAGAAACATAAGTCATGCTTCTTTTAACATAATATCAAATGGGAGGGAAGAAAAACTAGAATTGAAAAATAAATCGTCTTTAGAAAAGATGAGAATGAACAACATCATGATGAATACAAATATTTGGTTTAGTGAAATGTTAATATATGATATGTCGATTGTGCCTTCTTTTTTAAAAGCTTCTAAGTGGAACAATTGGGATTATATTAAACAAACACTTACCTGGTATACTTTTTGTTTTGTTTCATACTATTATTACCTTATGATTAACCACGGATATAGGATATGGGAATATAAACCAAAACCAATAAGAGATAACGTGATGCCCGGAGGACTAGAGCATATGAATAGAAAAAATTGGGATTTATTGAATAAGAAAATTAGAATATATTGGATTCCATGGTGGATTTACAGAGAAGGGGACAAAGTTTGTCTTAAATTCCATCTTGATTGCAATCCTGGATTCCTCAAATAAAGATCTATTTAGCAATAGGATGATTGGCACTAAAAATGAAATTAATTTAGGAGTATATATATGGGATTAAAAAATCAACTAGGTTTTGAAAAAAATGGAAATAATTGGGAACTTAGCATTTCTGGAAGAGAAAAGGCCAGAGAAGCATCAATAAAAAGAATAGAGCATTTTATTGAAGAGGCGGGTAAGGCACTTCAAGAAGCAGACGACACTAAATTGGAATTTAATAAAATATGGGGATTAAAAATAATCGAAAGTGCTTTCAACTATGGTTTTATTAATCAGAATGAAAAAAATGACTACAAAAACAGGCTATAATAATTTGTAATCAAAAAAACAAAAGGAAAACAAGTGTGAAATTTAATTTAAACGATTATAACAACAATAAAAATAGGCAAAAACCAAATCACCATATTAAGCATGCTTCAATAAGAAGATGGTCCGGTAGTTTTGAACATGAATTTGATTTGGACATAAAAGATCCACCATGCAAATGTCAAGGTACAGCAGAAATAAACTATAGTGCTTATTATGACAGTGGCACATGGGAAGATCCGCCAGAATCAGAGGTGGAACTTAATGCTCATATCACTGAAATAAAATGCATAAAAGAAAACGGAAAAGAACAATTGACTGACGAAGAACTAATAAGAAAAGTAGAACAATACCTAGAAGAGGATGAAGAGTTACAGGAAAAGGCATTTAGTGAAAATAATTAGTTTGATAAAATCAACAAATTATGAAAAAACATAAATATAAAACAGTATTTGTGAGTGATTGGCATCTTGGAAGCGATGGCTCCAAGAGTAAAGATATAGCAGAATGGCTAGATAGTATAGAGGCTGAGAAAATATATTTAGTTGGAGACATAATAGACTGGTGGAGATTAAAAAAAAGATGGAAATGGTCCGAAAATGATGCAAGACCAGTCGTAAAAATTTTAAAAGCTGCAAGAAAAGGAACAAAGGTGGTTTGGATTGCTGGTAATCACGATGAGTTTATGCGAGAAGTCAGCAAATTTGCAGACACTATAGCTGGAATTGAGATTGTACCACTAGAGACTGTTCATGAATTTTCTAATGGTAAGAAATTTATGGTTACTCATGGTGACATGATTGATGCATCAGTAAGACTAACGCCATGGCTTGCAATGATAGGGAGCCACGCTTATGATAATCTTGTAGTAATATCAAGAATTGTTGATAGATTAAGAAAAATATTTGGCCTTAAGCCATGGTCCGCAAGTAAATTTGTAAAAAGCAGAGTTAAAAAAGCTGTAGATTGGATGACCGGATGGGAAAACTCAATAGCCATGATAGCAAAAAAAAGAGGATATGATGGGGTTATATGTGGCCATATACACAATCCCGAGATAAGAATAATAGATGGAATTAGGTATATAAATTGTGGAGATTGGGTTGAGCATTCAACATGGGTGGCAGAAGAAGAAAATGGAGAAATAAAAATATTTAATTGGAATAAAGAATGAAAATAGCCATAGTTTCAGATACATCAAATAGACAAATGAATGGAGTCGCAACAAGCGTAAGAGCCCTGTATGAGGAATTAAGAGAAAAAGGCAAAAGGGTAATAGTTGTAGACGCTGATAAGGTTAAGGGAATAGACCTATCTAGATGGAGTCCAGAATTACATTTGGCACATCCAATAAGGGCAAAAGGCTATTGTTATAGAATGCTGGATAAATTTGGTCCAGATCATGTTCACGTTTCAACAGAAGGGCCAATGGGTCATTACGGACTTAAATGGGCAAATGAAAACGGAATAAGAAGTAGTTCCTGTTCTCATACAGACTGGGCAAAGGTGATGGAAAAAATTATTCCACTTGTGGGTAATTTACTTGGAAAATATATTCTATCTAGATCGGAAAGTGCCGATGTGCGTTTTTTCAGAAATGGAAAAGCTGCTTTTGCATGGGAAAGAAAGACGGGAAGAAATGCACATGTACTTAAAGGCGGAGTTGACAAATGCTTTAGGTATAGAAATTCTAATAGAAAAAATTGTTTATTATGGGCTGGAAGAATATCTAAAGATAAAAATCTTGAAGATATAAGAATGATTGCGGAAAATGGACACAGGGTTGTAATTGCAGGAGCTGGACCGATGGTTGGCTCTAACTTGCTGGCCCACAAAAATATAGAATATCTTGGAAGGCTAAGTAAGTGGGCTCTTAGTGATTCAATGAATAAGTATAAAAGTTTTTTGTTCACAAGTAAAACAGACACTTTGGGACTGGTTTGCCTGGAATCTGCATGTTGTGGCATGCCAACAATTGCATATGAAAATGATGCCACATCTGAAAGCGTCATAAATGGCAAAACTGGATTTAAAGGAGATAACCTACTTGAATTGCTGGAAATATCAAATAAAATAGATGAATCAGAATGTTTTGATTTTGCAATTAAGGAATGGGGATTTGGAGCGATGGCAAATTCATTCCTAAAAGGAATTCAAAAAAATTAATATTAAAAGGTGCTCCACAAAACATTTGGAATTAATTAGTATGAATTGGAAAAAAAGAGCACAATCTAGTGATAATTCAGAAGATGATCTAAAAGATGTTGTTGAAGAGCTCTTTGATAAAAGCGAAGATTCCACAAAGGACTATTTGCCTCCCATAAAAGGATATAGACCATCAGAATTTTCTATACCAACTGCTGCGACTGAGCCAGAACACATTAAAACTCAAGAAAGAGAGAAGAAGGTAGCTCTTATAGAGTTAAGGGTATCAAAATATTACTCTCCCCACATATCAGAACATATTCATCATTGTATTGATAGTACAATAGATTCAATAGTAAAACTAAGTAAGGCATTTTATTTGGGAAGATTTGTCAAAGACGAAATATTTGGCAAAGAAGAGACAAGAGATGAAATAGCAATTATTTCACACAGAATGCTAAGGGCAAAAATTGTTTATGAAATTTTGGATATGCTAGATAATCAAAACAAATGGAATGACAGAGAAGTTAAAATAATTTCAAAAGCAAGGACTGAAGAACTGAAAAAAGTTTTTAAAGAAGAACAGATTGAACTATCAAAAATTATAGGAGGTATTTTTGAAAGGATTTCATCTAGAACAAAAAAGAAAAATGAATTACTTTCGATCCTAGAAATTATTAAACAAGAATTTATAAATAGTCTTATTCATAGAGATTTTAATCATAAAAGCATGGAAGATTTTCTGTATGAAAAAAGAAGTTTTAAATAAAATAAAAGTAGCAGTTTGCGTTTCTGGAAAATTTAAAAGTGCAAGAGATCTAATAAAGTCTAATAACGATATCTTAAAAGATAAATTTTTGGGTGCCGATTTTTACTATGCTACATGGGATTATTACAAAGATTGTTTTTATAAAATATTTCCAGATTACAATTGCTTTTATTTTAATGAGCCAAATATAGAGTACCATCCATATAAAGACATAAGCCCACAAAGCTATATTTCTTCTCGTTTTAAAGAGTCGTTTAAATATATAAAAAGTAAAAAAGTTATAAATGGCATAGAGTGGTCTCGTCATCATACAAAGCAAATAATAATCCATTCTTGGCTTGCAGATTTGATAAACGGCAAATATGACATTGTCATCAGAACAAGATTTGATGCTAGAATATGGAAAGATGCGGATTTTACACCTTATATTAATGACTCCTATGCCAATCAAAGAGCAATCGGATTTGCAACAACAAGGCATGAAATGTTTGATGTGGTATACGAGTCAAACAAAACATCAGGGTGGCTACTTGATCAATTAATAATTTATCCTGCAGGCTTTATGAGTAAAAAAAATGTAGAAGCACTAAATGAAAAGAAAATACTTCATCCGGCAGAAATGGGATGGTATCAAGTTTTAAGCATGCCTTATGAATCAAACCATAGGAATATACATGGGTGGGTAAATCATGATAGAAATATTCCAGAAAATTTCATCAAATAGGACTAAAAATGAAAAAAATTATAATGCAGCATTATACTGGTGATTTAAGTGATATCGCAAAGCTATCAATAGAAAATATAAGTGAGTATGCAAAAAAAATAGGAGCAGAATATAGGCTTATAACTGGAAATGTTTTTCATCCAAAATTGAGTGCGCCATGTCAAAAAATGCATATGCTTAATGAAAATTTTGATGAATATGATGTGGTGGTAATGATGGATACGGATATGTTTGTAACCAAAAAAAATAAATTAAGCATATTTAGTGATACTGATGGGGTCGGGATATGCACAAAAGACCAAAAAAGAGTTTTTAGTCTTTTCAAAAAAAGACATCCAAATCTTGCAGACTCAAGGTATCCTTACTTGGGAGGATGCATATGGAGAATGAGTGTTGACCTAAGAAGAATGCTAAGAAAACACATAGTTGAAGATGAAATATTGCAATTTAATAAATCATTTGAAGACGAAGCAATATTCCATAGACTTACAGCAAGAGCCCAATTAATACGCTGTAATATTTTAGAAGAAAAATGGGGATATGGAAATTTCTATCCTGACTTAAATGATCAGGCTATTATTCACATAAGACCAAAAGCATATTCAGAAAATAAACTTATCTATAGAACAAAAATGGAAAATTATATTGATATTAAGAACCAAGGAATAATATAATGAAAAATTTGATCTATCAATATTGGGATGGAGAGATAAATGATGGGGCTAAGTATTCTGCAAAATTAATGAAAGCATACGCAGAAGAAATAGGCGCAGAATACCTTTTTGAATTAAATCCAAAATTTAGAACTGATCTTGGAAAATACTCTCCCCATTATGGGCAATTTAAAGTCGTATATGATAGTAAATTTAAAATATATGACAATATTCTTTTTGCAGATACTGATATATTCCCAGTAGAAAAGTTGAACAAAAACATATTTTCAGATTTTGCATCAGAGGTTGGGATATGTACTGAGCCATATCAGCCAAAAGCTAGACTAAAAATGAAGGGAAGTATAAACTCAAATAACGATGAAAGATGGGCAAAAGCAATAGAAAAAAAATGGAATAAAAAAATGCCAAGATGTGAAGACGGTCTTTTAAAAGTATATAATTCTGGTGTTGTTCTTTATTCTAAAAATGGAATAGAAAAAATGAAGAAGAAACTAGTTGATTTTAAAAAGTATGTAAATTATATAAAGTCTTGTGATTTGCCTGTTTTCTACACATGTGATCAACCATATTTGCATGCAATGCTTCAAATCTGTGAATTGGATTATCAAGAGATGGACAACGGATGGAATAGCTATGTTCATTATATTTTAGATGAAAACGACAATAGAAAAATAAATGACACAAGAGACAAAGGTACTAAATTTGTCCACATTCAACTTAGAGGAGCAGATAATTTTAATGAAGATATTTTATACAGAATAACAAATAAACCAGTTGAGGAATGGAAAATATGATTGATTGGAAAATACCAATTGGAGATTTGTTTTATTTAAAGTGTAAGAATGACGGCATACTGGAAAAAATGGGTCAGTTTGAATTTAGTGTAGCATCCAGGTTTATTAAAAATTTCAGAAATGTAATAGATATTGGTGCCCACATAGGAGAAACAGCATACAGATATTCAAAGTATTTTAAAAGAGTGCATGCTTTTGAACCAGTTTACGGATATGAGTTGAGGCAAAATATAGGAAATATTGAAAATATTGACATATATGATTTTGCGGTGTCTGATAAAGAAGAAGAAAAAATTATGATAAGAAGTAATAAAAATTCTGGTGCAACTGTAATAAAAACAAAACAAAATTCTAAAGAACTTTCTTCATCAAGGTTTTCAAAAGAAAAAATTAACGTAAAATGTGTACCAATAGACAAATTTAAATTTAAGAATATAGATTTTATAAAAATAGACACAGAAGGATATGTATTACCAGTAATTCAGGGTATGAAAAACACACTAAAAAATAGCAATTTTTTAGTGATGCAAATAGAGATGAATCACATGACTCATAACAAACAAGAATGTATAGATTATTTGAAAGATTTAAATTTCATTCAATTTGATAAAACAGATGTAGATTACTACTTTTCAAAATCTACTTGAGGATACTGCCAAGAGATAATACACATCTTTTTATTGCATCTTTTTTTTCTTCTTCTGAAAGTTCTACTCTTATTTTCTGTAAAAAAATCATACCTTCTTCCCCCATTAATTCAAGTATAACATGTTCGTAAAAGTTTCTATAGGATCCAGAATACCCATCGTGGATTTTCTTTTCTTCTACCCCAGCTGCTTTTTCAAGAACACAAAGATCGCTCCACCATTGGTCTGTATCTTTTTTTGAAACAATACTACCATCAATTGTTTTTATTAAATTGCATTGATCTCTTGTGTTAGGATATATTATTTTTAGTCTTTCATATCTAGGTTTAAATTCTTCTTCTGGAATTATTCCATATATTCTGCAATTATATGGCCTATTTTCATGTATGGTGCATTTGTTTTCTTTTGATAAAAATATACATGGATTTTCTTGTAATTTAAAAACATATGACATTAGTGCCTTTTCAACAATTAAAAGAAAAGAATCTTTACTCCAATTGTTTGTTATAAAATTCCATATTAATTTAAATTCAACCTTAAGAACGTTTGGCTGCTGTTTTGAACAACACCACGAGGCACATCCGCCTTCATTTTCCGGCTTCATTATCCAATCCATGCAACCTTTTGTTTCAGGTATTTTACTGTACAACAAAGATAATTCTTTAAATAATTTTTCACTCATATATAATATTCGACATTATTAATAAATATTCAATATGGAATCAAAACTATAGAAATGTTATAAAATAAAAATATATACAGTTTTATTGGCTAAACTTTTTTATCGATAAATATATACATATGTCTTGTCCTTCTGCTTTTATAGTATCTCAAGGAGGTTGTGGCTCTACCGTTTTTTTTGATCAGCTTGGCTATGGATCTAGATGTGAAAATGTAAAAAATTGCACATGTGTTAAAAAGCACGTTTTAGCAAATTGTCTAAAAAATGTTACGTTTATAAAAAATACAAAAATATTATATATTTATGGCAATCCATATGAACAGCTCTTATCTGTTGCAAGAAGAGGTTTCATACCTCACTTAATATATGAATATGAAAATTCAGACTATTCAAAATATGTAGACACGTTTAAAAAATCAGTTTTTTTAAAATGGCATGAATTTGTTAATCCAGGCACTAATGAAAGGCAATGTGTAGGAGTGGGTTTGGAAGAAATACTATCAAGATACCTAGAGGATAGAAATGCGTTTGTGGATTTCAGGCTTCACTATATGTCTTGGAAAAAAGTACCATTAAAAAATGTTTCAATAAGATTTCTAAAATATGATGAAATACTAAATTCAGGAAAAGAAAAAATCTGCTCTTGGTTTGATAGAGACTTTGATTTTAAATTAAAAAAAAGGAAAGTCAATTATGTGGATTTTAAAAAAAATCATCCGGAAATTTCTGAAAAAATAGAAGAAAAATACAAATCATGGTTTTCTTTGTATCAAAAAATACCATTGGTTGAAGATTTAATTTGGTAGTCATATTAAAAATAAATCTACTTAAGAATAAACAAGGAAAGGTTTGGTAGTAATTGCAGGGTAATAAATATCAAATGTACATATAATAAAAAAAGGAAATTTTAAAATGAAAAATTGGTTTTTAAAATCAGCGGAATCTGGAGACGAAAAGTTCAAGTCATTTATTGCAAATGCTCAATTTAAGCCAACAAAAAAGAAATCTCTTAATTATAGTTTTTATAAAATAATTAATGGAGATGTGGGGAAAATGCCTGCTTTGAGCTATGGCGTAAACGATAAAGATCAAAATTCAATAACCACTATAACTTCAGATGGCGAAACAGAGACTACAAATGTAGCCAAAAACGGAGACATTATAGTGTGTGGTCCGATGAACGAAAAATATGTAATAAAACAAGAAAAATTTAAAAAGAATTATTCTGGAGAAATTGGTGGAGTTGTTTCTCCTGAGCAGTCTACTAGAATGGCTGCACAATATGATGGAGAAGAGGAGATATTCTTTACTGCTCCTTGGGGAGAAAAAATGAGACTCAAACCAGGGGACTATGTAATAAAAATAGATGAAAAAGATGCATATAGAGTTGCAAAAAAAGAATTTGAATTAACTTATAATGCTATTTAGATAAAATAATATCATTATTGTTTTTAGCAGTATTGTTTGTATAAAATATATGGCATTAAAAAACTATTATGTTTAATCTTCAAAAATTTTCATCAAATAAAATACCAGCAACAAAAGCACGTGTTTTAGTTGATAAGGTAAGAGAAAAATACGCGACCAGAATAATAAAAGATGGTAAAATAAACAAAAACATATATCTAGATTTAAATAAAAAAAATCTATATGTTATATCCGAAATTAATAATATGTTTAGCTCATCTGAATATAAAGAGCTAAACATACTCAATTTTTTACTAAAGTCTTCGGTGCCAATTCAAAATATTCCAATTGGTCTAGTATCTGGATATTTATTTTATAATCCCATGACTGTTTTGGAAGCGATAGGTAATGCATACTCTTATAAGAATTTTAGAAATCCAAATAATTTTAGTAATCCATTTCAATCAAATACTGAAACAAAAAATAAAAATGACTTTAAAAATATACTAGAATCTATTCCAGTAGAATGGATTAATTTTTCACTAAAGAGTACAAATGTGTCAGACATTATAAAAGTTATGTGCGAAATAAATTATGACTTTGCAAAAATAAATAAAGATGCGATTAAATCATTAAAATCAAATAAAAATATTGATGCTATGATTGGGATGTGTCCTAATCTAAAAACTTTTTTAGGCATCAAAAGATAGTTTTAAAAAACGGAGGTATAAAACACTCAATATGGTTTTGGAGTGAAGGGTTTATCTTCTTTTTCTTTTACTACATTCATGCTGTGGTATCAAGAAAATAGGAAAAAAAGATATTAACATAAATAGTACCATCCCCATAAAACTAGAAATCTGTTTTTCTAGCATTATAGTGTTTTCCATTATGCTAATAAATATTGATGATACAGGTAGAGCAGGAATCATAAAAACAGCACAACACAGCCATGGTATAAAATTATTGCAAGCAATCTTACTAAGATTTTCTAAAATGGTCTTTATTTTATTATAATTCATAATTATCTCCGTTATATATAATTATTATGTTAATATAAAAATAACCTTCTTAAAGTACGATATAAAACAATTGCTCATGAAATATCTAGTTTATACTGTATCTGATTTTAGCGACTATGCAGAAGCATGCATAAAATATCTCTATGATAGTATAATATACAATAATAATAGATCAAATTTTGATTTTTGTGTTGTTTCAAATAAAAATTTAAAATCTAATTTTGATATAATTTTTGATGAAAATGATAGCAACTATATAGGATGGTCAAAATATACAAAAAAACTCCCAGAAGGATACGATGGGTATCTTTATTTAGATAGTGATATATTATTTAATGAAAAAATTGAAAACATGTTTGGTGAGCATGACAATTCAGTTGTATGCGAAAGTCACAGTATGTTGTCTCCATGGTTTATGTTTGCTCTGTGCACTGAAGAAGAAAAAAAAGAGATGTCAAAAATAAATGGGTTTAATGCTGGAACTTTTTCATTTAAGAAAAAAGAAGTTTTGATGGATATTAATACTGTATGCGATAAAATAAAAAACAAAAATTTAAATACAATACAGCAGGCGTGCACAGAGCAAACATGCTTCAATTATTGGGTTTTTAATTGCCTTAAGAAAAAAATGATTTTTAATAATTTAACAAAAATGGTTCAGTTGCATGTTACTGAAAGACAATACGAGAAAAGTATTTTTCATTTTTGCGGATTTACAGGTAACATGAAAGACAAATACGAAAGAATGGAAAAATTCATAGAAAGGTACGGTAAAAATGGATCGAGACAAGATGATATCGTTGCTGCCTAAAAATTTAGTTTGGGTTGAACTTGGGGTTTTTGAGGGAGAGTTTTCAAAGAAAATATTTGAATTAACGCAACCCAAGGAACTTCATCTTGTTGACATATTTCCAAAATCTATGGTTTCTGGAGACAAAGATGGTAAAAACAGAAAAACAATAGATTTAAGGAACATACCAAATGAATTAAAAGAACATTTTAAGGGAAAAAGCGTTCATATACATAAGTGTACTACGACAGAATTTTTAGAGAAAGCAATTAAAAATTCTATTCATGTAGATGCAATCTATATTGACGCAGACCATTCATATGGTGCTGTATCATCCGATTTAAAAAAAGGATTTCAGGTGCTGACAAAAGGAGGATATATATGTGGGCACGACTACAATCCTCAAAAATTTCCAGGAGTAGTAAAAGCAGTTGATGAATTTTGTGCAAAAAGAAATTTAAAAATAGAAATGAAGACAGATGATTTATTACCCTCTTATCTTATAAGGGTAGAAAAATCAAGCTGAATTAAAATATATTATTCATATATTTTTTTTGTATTTTTGATTCATGTATGAATAGACTTCTAGTATATCATCATGAGCTGTGGTTATATGCTCAAGCTCCCAACCTTCTATATTATCAGAATCTGATATTTTTTCTTTCATTTCTTCAAGCATAGGTATCATTTGATGTATTTTTTCTTTCATCATACCCTGATTTTGATTAAAGCAATCGTCACTTGAAGAAGCTTTTTTTGTTGAAGAATTATGTTTCAATATATTCGTGGTATCATAATAGTTTTTATCGTGTCTTTGCTTTATAAATTGCCTTAATGATTGAATTTGTTTGGGGTCAACAAAACCATTAACAATATTGTTAAAAATTTCTATCATTTTACTATTAATTGAAACAAGCTCTCCACCAATATTATTTGGAAGATTGTTAATTGGCAAAGCAGAAAATATTCCTTTATTCATTTCTCCCACTGAAGTAATCATTGCTGCAATATTATTAGCTCCAGGAATACCGGAGGAAATAATAATTTTTTTAAGTTGGTTGGAATGGGCGTTAAGCATCTGAGCGCCCTGCTGACTATTAATCTGTTTTGGACTTTGTGTGCCCTGTGAATATTGAGGCATTCCTGTTGGAATAGATCCCATTCCTGGCATAACAGCTCCATTATAATTAGGAGCAACTGTACCAGTCATATTCTGCTGAGAATATTTAAACCAGTTGAGCATAGTATTATTATATAATGCTAAGTATAAAAAAAACCTCTAATTTATTATTCTGGATTAATCTTAAAATATAGGTCTTTTATTTTTGAATTAATATATTCGTTTTGAAAATCTGCATCTATTGCATCTTCTATCGCAGAAAAAAGCTCTTCTAATAGTGAGGATTGATTATTTATGGTATCGAATGTTTCATTAATAAAATTTTCCATTTGATCATAATTTTGTATATTACCCGAATTTATATTAAATGGATAAATGTAGCTATTGGGACCATTTAGTCCATCTGGTATTTGCCATATTTGATCCCAATCTATACCCTCAATTTTATTTATTTTGTAACTATTTTCTTCGTTATTGTCTTCGTTATTGTCTTTGTTGTTGTCTTTCATGTATTGTATTTCGTCATAGGAATATATTTTTTTTTGTATAATAAATGGTATTAGGAGCCCAATAATGTCACACGAACTATATATGCCAATTTCTTGCTTATTAACACCAAAAATAGCAGAAGACGTAAACAAAAAACTTGAGTTAATATACAAATTCGCTCAAGAAAATATGATTTCTTTTAGCGAAGTACCCGAGTATCTTTCTGAAATATTAAAAAATAACAAATACGCTTCATCCGGTATGAAGGCAAGTCTTTCGGAATTGCCAGATTTTATATTTAAACTAGCCGAATTAAAAAACGATTCTTATTTCATAAAGACAGCTCAAGAAGAAGGTGAAGAAAAAGAAATATCAGATGGATCAGACTCTTGGACTAGAAGTTGGTGGGCAAATGTGCTTGGATTTATTCCAGGAGTTGGTGGAGTAATAAGTCTTGTAAATATATACAAATACAGTTACAGAGCATGTATGAACGAAGGGGCTTTAAGTTGGCCTTGTGCGGAATTTGTTTTTGATCTATTAGTGATAATACTTGATGTTACAACAATAGCAGGAATTGCTGGATCTTTGCCTACTGCTGGAACATCAGCTGCTGTATCAGTCACTTCAATTGCAGCTGGAACAGTAATAAGGGCAATGAAACCAGTTATAAAAGCAGTAATGCTTGGAGAAAAAATCACCAGACCAATAAGGATGGTACTAAAAAGTCTTGGCAAAGGTTTTATTAGAATTTTAGAAATGGCAGGACTTAAGGCCTCTTCTGTTATTCAGTGGCTTAGAACAAAGCAAGCGTCTGCGGCTCCGGGAGTTTTAGTTCGAATATATAACAAATTAGAAAGAATGTTTATATCATTTAAAACAATATCTTCCAATATTATAGCACGTTTGAAAATAGCAATAAAAGAAACAGATGAATTCATGGATCCTCTTGTGTCTCCAGTTGCAAAGGGGAAAGGAAGCAGAGCACTAAAGAAAAGATTTAAGGCAATAAAGGACGCTGGTCAGCTAAACGGGAGACAGATACTGCAATGGTGCTCTTATTTTAGAGAGGGGCAAGGCTGGGGCAAATACTACTTTAGTATTAATGCTTTAAGAGTGGGTGGGCTACTTAAAAGTACTCTAGAATCAGTAGCTAATTGGTTTATGTCAGAAGGAGCCCAGGACATAGAAAATCAAATTAGTGAGATAGAAAACGAAGTCAAAAACAATCCGAATGTACTGGTTGATGGAGATCAAATGAGAACGAAAATAAGATCAATTATTGAGCAAAGTTCTCAAAAATTAGTTGCAAAATTGAGGTCTGAAGGAAAAAATGAAACAGAAATAGCTAAGACTAAGGAATTTTATGTCAAATACATGCTAGATATAATGGGTGGAACTGCTGTTTCTGAATATTCAGAAGAAACAAATGCAAATAGTGGAAATATGAATGAACTTTTGGACTCCACCTATGGCTATGGTGGAAGAACCTTTGAAAATATGTCCATGATACCACAAACATCTAACTAATTGGACTTGTCACAGCCAAGTTGTGGATATTCTGTATAATCTGGAGGCGTGTCAAAGTTTTCTTTTGACACTATCTCCATGCCTGGTTTTTGATTGTCTATAAAAGATTGAATTCTTTCCCATGCTCTATATTGATTGTTGAAATTTCTCCAACAGCCGGGGTTTCCATATATTTTATCAATTAAAATTTGTTGTAAATTGGGGAATTTGGACATTTTTGTTACCTAGATATTTTGTACCAGTTTATATTAATATTACGACTTGCTTTTTTCATCTCTTTTCCTATTTGCTCTACCTTTTGTTCTAACTTTTCATCTATTTCTTCAAGTTTCGCCTGAAGTTCATTTTTCCTTTTGTCATTTTCTGTAATTTCAAATTTTCCTTCTGATATTCTTTCTATTTGTTCTTCATCTAATTTTTGTATTAGTTCCATTATTATGATTTTTTGCTTGACTATTTCGTAAATATCCTCATCAGCTGTCCCTTTTGCTATCATGTAATATACATTTACATCGTCTTTGCTGTTAATTCTAAAAAATCTGCCTCGAGCTTGTTCATCTTTTGCTGGGCTCCAGTCATAATCATTAAATATAACATCTGTAAGTATATTGGGAAGATCTATTCCTGTTCCGCCAGCAGCTATATTTATTACAATTGCGAAATATTCACTATTTTGAGACTTAAAATCCTGAATTATAATATCTCTTTCTGACTTTTCTTGATTACCTCTGATTTGAGCAACCTTTTTATTCATTGGTGCTAATATTTTTGTAAGGCCATCAGTAATAATGTCAGCAGATTCATTAAAAGAAGTGAATATTGCAACTTTTTTGCCTTGATTTATGAAAAGTTTGGCAAATTCTAGTGTTTTGGGCGCCTTTGCAGAAGCAAGTTCAACCCTAATTGCGCTCTGCTCATTAAGGGAGCTTCTTCCCTTATATGAATTCATGCGTGCATTTATCTTGGCCACTAGAGCTACCTTGTCTAAATCAACATTTTTTTCTCCAACGGCAATATTAGGAAGATTTTCTTCCATCATTTTTTTAGTTCTTTGAATATATATTCTTTGAAGTATTAAAATCTGTCTTAACTTGTCTGCATTTGCAAATTTTTCAGATGGATTTTTTGTTTTAGGATCAAAATTTCCCTTAAATTTACCATGATCAAGTTTTCCAAGAGGGTGATTTACAGCTCTTAATTGATTGTAAAGATCAACTGGCTTGTTGGCTATTATTGTTGCAGATAGCCCCCACACATAAGGTATGTACTGAGTTATATCTTGACAATTAAATGTTGTTTTATTCTTTTTATGATCTCCGTTTGGATCTCTCGATGAGGGAGATCCGTTTTTTATAGTATGGCATTCGTCAAGAATACACAGGACTATTTTGCCATCCATTGCCTGTTTTTTAAGGAAGTCAGTAACTTCTTTTGCCCTACTAGAAACAGAAAGATCATTATATGGAAGTACCTTCCACATGGCAGATACATTGTTGAATGAATTGGAAACTTCATTTTCCGGAAGCCCTATTATTTCTTTTATGTTTTTTGTGTACTGACTAACAACAGAAGGGAGAGTAAAAACAATACACTTTTTGTTAAACAAAGAACACACTTTCGGATCACTCAAATCCGCATCGAATGGTATATTATTCTCTTTCATCAGCCTTAATTGAGCAGCCATTATTGACTGAACAGTTTTGCCGGTACCTGTTTCGTCACCAAGAAGCGCAGATGACCTTGAATATAGGAACTGAATACCATGAACCTGGAGATCTTTTAGAGCGAACTGTTCTCCTGTTTTTGTTCTACTTATATTTGATTCAAATTTTTCAAGGACAGATCTGAATTGGTCTTTATTATCAAACCCATCAACACTTCCTTCTAGTCTTTCCTGTTTTATTACACCCCTAGAAACCAAAGAAGATATGACTCTCTTAAGTTCTGAAGCATCAAAGCCCCTGCTTTCACAGCATTGTATAAATCTAGCATAATCGTTTAGTGAACCTCTGGTTGGCCTTTGATATTTGAACCTTCCATCAGCACTTTCGCTCATGTTAAGATATGTGTGTATGTCTGGATCTTTATTATTTATATCGCTGGTAGAATTTACAAAACAAAATCTTAGGGATTCGTTGAGGAATTTTCTAAACTCTTCTGGTTGAGATCTGCTAAGATAAAAAATACTTACAAGCCAGTTATTGTTAGTTTCCGCCGATATGTCCTTGCAGGTTATTGCTATTCTTGAATTACCATCTTCTGATATGGTGCTTGAAGAAGAGGCCTGATCAAATGGATTTCGGTCAAAACCAATTCTGTCAGATTGCTCTCCAAGTTGCTTTAGGGTTTCTTTGGATGGAGAATATAGAATCCAGCATTTTTTGTTTGCATCCCAGGATCTTCTAGACTTAACATTACGTATAACGTTGACCATTTCTGGATTGTACTCAAAATATATTTCATAGTTATTACCATCTCTTACTATTTTTATTTTTTTCTTGTCAGTATTTTTGCTTTCAAATACACCTTCTCTTGTATCCGCAGGCTCATTGGGTATTGTTTGATTACTATTTGTAGTACTGGTATTTTCTATATTATAACCTAGTTCTTTTAACGAGCTAAATACAATACCCTCAACAAGTGGATGTATCTCAATAATATCAGGTTGGCTTCTTGGGTAAAATAGCTTCCAAGCTTGAATTTTATCACCTGAAAAATAGGGAGAAAAATCCTGTTTATGTTCAGGGGGAAGAGACATAATCTTTTCAGATATTTCTTTTATAATTTTTCTTATTTTAACTGGATCTAATAATGGTACTATATAGGAATTTCTTCCATAGTTTCCAGGTCCAATTTTTCTAATAGATTTTGTTTTTGAAAGCTCATTAATATCTTTAAAATCTGGATTTGTTTCAGAAAACTGATCATTAATTTTACTTTCAATTTGATCTAAATTCTCATTTTTCAATTGAGTATTTTTGTATCTTTTCAAGATGTACAGTGTTGAATATATTTCATCCCAAGTTAGTGGGTCACTTAGCTGCATCCTATATATTGACCTAAGAAGAGGATTGTCGTAGTCAAACTTGTTAAAACCAGCACTGTCATATGTTGTTGGAGCTCCTTTTCCAAACATATTTTTTACAATTTCTATTATTTTAGAAACTTCTGCACTGCTGTGTTTTGATTTATTTATAGACATTTTTAAAAAAAGTATTTAATTTTAATATACAGGTTTTTAAGAAAAATAAAGGAACTATCCTTTAGGAAAATCATCAACTTAAGTAATATGCAAAATTGTCATTTCTCTATTCATTACTCAATAGACACAGCAAAAGATCCAAATAATTTGGATGAGTTTTTTATAGACATTAAAATATCAAAAATTGACGTTTTACACGAAAATCACGCTGTTTTTTCCAAAAAAATAAGTATTGGACCATTTTTAAAAATAGAACAAGCCTATGAAGAGGGTTCAATAGAAAATTTAATAAAAATAGCTATAGATAAATTTATGAAACCTGAAGAATCTATAGAAATAGTAAAATGCAATATGGTTAAAACGATAAAAAATGGATTACACAAATATCTTCATGATGAAGGTCTATTATGAGCTACATAACTGTAACAAAATCAAGTGAAACTTATGAAATTGATGAGTCTTTTGTAGAAAAAGCAAAAGCATGGTTTTTGAGTAATGAAAAAAAACTTCCAAATGTTTTTGGAAAAATTACCATGGGAATATTTGTTGGTCATGACTCAAGAAGTTATGCGCAAAATATACAAAATGCTCAACAGAACCATGAATGTGATTACATTCGTTCAAAAATAGCAGGACTTAGAAGTCCAATGAACTCTTTAGGGTGTGATTATAAAATTGGAAATACAAATCCTTACTTTTTTGCTCCATTTGTGATAGAAGGCGGCGGTGCTGCATCTTTTGATCAATTAGATCAGGGTTTATATAGTCTTTTATGTAATAGTGGAAATTTTAGAAGAGTTTCATCTGGAGATATACAAAGTCACATTCTTTATACTGTTCAAATTAATGAAAATATAGGAATGATATCATATAATAAACCCCCAAAAAGCAATACATTTAGATTTGAAGGAGTGCCTACAAACTTACCATTTATAGCGCAGGCAAATAGAAAGGAATGCATAAAAATGAAAAAAATTGCCATATCTGAAGATTTATACAGATCAACAGGTCCAGAAATAGCAGGTGGAGCTGAAAGAACAGATAAAAATCAAAGAACCGGAAAAGAAAAAACATTACACATTCCGGGAATTGCTATGCTTTTTAGCAAAACAATCAGGGATCTTCCTCAAAAAGTGATAAATCCAATACTCGATAGATTCAATGAAAAAATGAAAGAAGCAGGAATTACATCAGTTGAGGCTCTTGATATGCCCCTGATAGCTTTTCTTGGTAAAGACGATGTATGGAATCTAGATGGAAGGGCAATTGTACCTCTAGAAATAGAAAAGAAGTCAAAAAAGGGCATTCAAGAGATAGAAATAACATATTTGGACCTTTCTACTATGCAAGTTGAAAAAAATGAAAGCCAAGAAATAAAAGATAGAGTTGAAAGAGTAATAATTGAACGTCAAGAAATGAAAAAATTAAGGATTAATGCTTTAATAAAGGATAGAAATTCTTTCATAGAAAAATTGAAAACTTCTTTTGGAACTTCAGTTGGAGGATTTACTTCAATTATTTTCATGATGAATAAACTTGATTCTTTGTTGAATGCTAGAGCTTCTACGTTAAAAATGCAGATAGCATCAATGACAAAAAAATCAAAGAGTTTTGAACAAAATCCTTTGCTTATGCAAATGGAAGAGAAATCTGAAGAGGAAATGTCAAAACCATTTGGAGAGTCTGCTTTTTATTCACATCCGGTGGACTACTTAAAGTCAATACTAAGAGACATGCATTATAAGGGCAAGCTAGAACAGATAATGCAAATGCTTGAAAGCGGAGAGCTTCAAAGAAAGTATAATCCAGAAAACGATCCAAGACTCAATGCTGTATTTACGGCTCTTATAGAATTCGGAAGACAATTAAGAGAAAGAAAAGAAGAAAAGAAAAGAAAAGAAGACGAGTCAAAACAGGAAAGACAAGAAAGATTTGACGTAGGGGCTTTGGAACTTCCGGTATTAAAAGAAATACAGAGGATAGAAGAAATGAATATTTCAGATATGCCAATTGAAACATCTGGTATATCTCCAGAATTGTATAAATCAGAAGGATCAAGAATGGTTGCGCCATCAAGAGCAATCGAATATATAAGAATAAATCTTAGAGAAGTAGAAATAACAAAAGATAGACTTGCTGGAATAAGAATGATACTTTTAAGATTGAATGAAGACAAAAATATGAATGCACGATACTTTAGAACTCCTAATGGGCAAAGAGATATACAAAAGATAAAATCTTTGTTTACTCAGCTTTATGGATTTGTAACAAAATATGTAAATTCAATGTACAAAGACGGAAAATTAGACAAAGCAAAAATAGGATCTTCGGCAGATCCCATTGCAAATCTAAATATATCTGAATATCTTTTGCTTTTAAACACAAAAGTAGGAGAGTATATAAAATACATAAATGAAAACTATGAAAATAGAACTGCTTCAGGTTCATACACAACGAAATTTGCTCAGGATGCTGGAGCTTCTGCTCCTCCGCCTGCTCCTCCTGCTGCAGGAGGAATACCAGGTCTACCAGGCATGGGTGGTCCACCAGCAGGTTCAAAAGCAGGAGATATTAGAAGTCCTGATGAATCAAAAATAAATAATGAATATCATGACGATGAAGAAGAACTAGAAGAATTAAGAGATAGTTTTGATAGCGCATATAAGTCTGGTCATTCAATAGAGGATTCTGTAATACTTGCGATACAGGGATCTGGTTCCAGAAGAGCTCCTGGTCAAATAGATGTGGCAATAGTACCAGATCCTGAATATCCAGATATGGAAGCTCCTTTTATTAGAGGAGTTTTTGGAGTTGATCTTGGACCAGTTCAAACAGAACAAGCGCAAAAATAATAATAAAATGTCAGAATATAGATTTGAATTTAAAAATATACCGCACGGTTTTAATGATTTAACTGATCTTTTTTCAGAAGATGCAGTGAAACTTCATCATTTAAAACACGAATATGGATATTTTACTAAATTGCAAAGTCTAGTTGGAAAAAATGTCATATTTAAAAAAAGTTCACTTGAAGAAATTATTAGATATTTTAATCAGAATAAAAATGATGAGGAAAATATTGATATAAAAAACAATGCTTGCGGTTTATATAATCATCAAATATGGTGGAAAATGCTTACTCCAAAAAATAAGTACAAAAAACCAAATTCAGACATTAAATCTATAATAGAAAAAAACTTTAATTCATTTGAGGAGTTCGAAGATAATTTCAAAAACTTGTCAAAGAATCTATTTGGTTCTGGATGGGTTTGGCTATTATGCAAAAATGGCAAATTATCTTTGGCTTCATGTCAAAATCAAAATAATCCAATTTCTGAAGGACTAGGATATCCATTATTGGGAATAGATGTATGGGAGCATGCATTTTACGTAGACTATTTAAACAGAAAAAAAGATTATGTAAACAAATTTTTAAATTATGTTAATTGGGACGAAATAACAAATAGATATTTTGAATCAGAAAAAAGTGCTTTATGAATTGGTACAAACAACAATTAAATAAAATTGCAGATGAATGTTTCTCAATAAATATACCTTCAAGTGCAAGGATAAAAAAAGATATTGATTCAATCTTAGAAACTGAAATTTCTATCAAGGTTGCATCTAAAATAAGGGCAATTGTAAAAACTGCCTCAAATTCCAAAAAGAGAAAAGAAAAACACATATCTAAAATTGACGATTTTATCGATCCGTCAATAAAGGATCAAGTTAAAGGAATTGTAAGGTCTTACCTTGGCCTTTAAAATATTTTTCTAAAAGAAACTCTTTTGGTGGAGCTATAAAAATAGTTAAGATCTGGAAGTCCAAGAAAATCACTAAGATTTCCGTCATATGTACCATATGGAGGTGATTCAATTTGTGTAGCTGGCATATAAAAAGTTGGTTCAGGTATTACTATTTCAAACATGGACGTTTGGCCAGAAGAAACCTTCCAGTTTGCCTCTATACCGTAAGGCTCATCTCTATCGCAATCAGGATTAGCAACCTTATCACACTCAGTAACTCCTACAGTAATAAGCTCATCAAAGCCACCAAAACCCTCTGGAATATTCTGTATTGGGTACGATTTTCTAAATTGAAATATACGACTGTCTAGATCTTCTGATGCGCTATTCTTTACAATTAGATAAAAAGTTTTTGTTGATAACCTGGAGTCAATTTTTTCAAATGGCTTTACTCTTACGGCGACAGTCCAATTGGGATTTGGTGTTTCAAAATAAATTACACTTGTGTTAATGACATCATTAGGTATTATTATTGCAGAATCATAATTTTGTTCATTTGGATTGCCCCAAAAAAAACCTGTTTTTGGAAGTTTTAATACTGGCGGATTTTTTGAGTTATCAAAAAAGCCGTATCTATAGTAGTAGCCAGCTGCAGTAAGATCCATAAATTTAGATATTAAATATAGATTTATGGTGGTTTGATTTATAGCATCTGTTTCAGAAAATTCCAAATAAAAAGATGAATACCTGTCAATATCTAGATATAAATAATTTTCAAAATTTTCAAAACTTGGACTGTTAAAATTTGGTATTTGTATCTCTTTGAAATTATAGCCTCTATAAAATTTTTTATTAATTACGGGGAGATTTAGATCTCCTCTTGAAAAATCTATACTAGTTTTTGATCTTGATTTTGTTGATATTAGAGTGTCATTGCCAAGACCGTCATACATTCTTTCTTTTGGGAAAAGATCGTTTACATCTCTACCAAAATGTACTATATCTCCATAGATCTCATTTAATTTTTTTGAAGAAATATCTTTGCTCATTTTTTAACCAGTAAGCATGCCTATATATTTAACATAACAATGTTTTAGATCTTTACCATCAATAAAAGCATCTATTTTATATGTATGAATTGATGGGCTCTGTGGCCACATAAAATTATTTTGTACATCACTTGTGACTTTTATCTGATTGGTTGATAGAAACAAAGGCAGAACTCTATAGCCACTTCCAGAATTCATAATCATTAAATTTGATTGATAATGCATAAATTCGTTTGTCTCAAAATTTGACAAAAAAGATGGTTCATATATAAAACTAATTTTAAGTTCGAGATATTCAACTCCATCAAATCCAAAAGACCATCTGCTTTCAGAATATGCATCGTATGGGTCTCCGTCTGGGACTATTTCAAAAGGGTCCGTAATGGACGGAATTACTATAAAATTTTCAGGAGAATTTATATTAAATGTAAAATTAGACCTGGGATACGAAGCAATGTTGAACTTTTCATAAAATCCATTTATTACAGGGGATTGTATTGAACCTCCATTGCAATTAATGGAAACTTGATTTTTAGATATACTTAGCGGTAGTTCTTTGCCAGAACCATCGTACAATGGTGATAAATTATCTTTTACTCCTTGACCAGAATTTCCAGTGTGTATGAGGTCTTTATATGATTGGGATGGAGTCTGGTTAGATAGGCTTTTAGAGCTCATTTTATTGTTATTGTTATTTTATTTTGATTATTGTTTTTTTTAAAGTATACAACTTTTTCGTCAGCATCCCATATACAGTCGAAGCCAGACAGGCTAAAATTATTTATGTCTTTATGATTTTTATTTTTTAGACCAAGAAGATCTATTTTTTCTTTTACTAATTTTAAAAAATCTTCTTTTTTATTTGAATATAAAATATTAGATTTTTTTGGTATTACAATAGATTCATAGTTCCCACTTTCTTTTTTTAATTCCAGGGAACCGTAGTAAATGGGATTTTTTTCGTTTTTGTGAATCGTATTCACGTAAACTATACTACCGGCTATATTAGGAATTCGCCTACCGAATAAATCTTTATTTTTATCCATGTAGCTACTTTCTTTTTAAACCGACAAAAACCTACTTGGAGAAAAATATGAATGATTATGAAAAAATAGATGTTCTTGATCATGGATTTGTAAGAGCAATTGAAATAATGGGAACCGATCTTACGGTTGTAAATGCTGCCAGAGTTTCATTCCATAAGGAAAGTGAATGGGAGCATCCAGACAGTCACGTTCCTGCTAATATTCTTTCCGAAAAGGACAAAAAATTAATTAAGTATCTTGCAGTACATAAACACTGGACTCCATTCGCACATCCACAGATTATGTTGCACATTAAGGCTCCGGTGTCAATTAGAACCCAGCTTTTTAAGCACAAGGTGGGTTTTGTTGAGAATGAAATTTCTCGTCGCTATGTAACCGAAGAACCAGAAATTTACATCCCAAAATGGCGTTCTAAACCAACGAATGGAGCAAAACAGGGGTCAGAAGACTTTATTGTCAGCGAAGACACGGTAGCTGCTGCTGAAGCTATGTATTTCGGGGTGGCTAGTGATGCTCTAAAGACCTACAACTGGCTAATAGAGGCTGGAGTAGCTCCTGAGCAGGCTCGTTTTGTGTTGCCACAGGGTACATACACCGAATGGTACTGGACGGGGTCTCTGGCCGCGTATGCACGTGTTTACAAGCAAAGAATTGATCCCCATGCACAATGGGAAGTTAGGCAGTATGCAGAGGCAATAGGAAAGATAATTGCTCCATATTTTGAAGTATCGTGGGAACAGTTGACAAGGTTTTAATTATTGACTGTTTTAATTAATATATGTGAAAGATTACTCAAGATACAATGTAACATATTTTGGAGATCTTGATGAAAAGGGATTCAGGATATCTTATATGTTATTAGAACATAAAATAATGCATGAATTTGTATTATATCCAGATGACGATATAGTAGTTATAAAAGGCTTTAAAGAAATTAAAGGATATGAAACAATATCTGAATGGTTAACTTCTTTTAGGTATATAATAGATTTGAATAGGAGGTAGAATGTTTTGGATATCATTAGTGAGCGCATTCGGATTAGCCTTGCTTTTTACTGAAAAAAGAGAAGAATTTCCAGTATCATTTTTTCATACTATTTTTTTAAAAATAATAAAAATATTTAGATATGAAAAACTTGAAAAAGTTGCCTTTTGTATTGTTTGTTTTTCTTTTTGGGCAGCATTAATAACTGATTGTTTTATATATTTTACTATTGATAAATCCTACTTTATGTGGCCATTAAGTGGTTTTGCAGCTTCTGGATTATCATGGTTTATTATAGACCTTCTAAACACACTAGATTCATCAGAATAAATTATTCTGTGAATGAATGTCTGTATCATCTAATAAAAGAGGAAATTATGAATAAAACAAAAACAGAACCAACAACAAAAATTAAATGGCAAACCTTTCAGTCAATAAGAGATAAAAATGACTTTAAAGATCCAGAGTTTATAAGACTTAGAAATGAAATAGCTACTGAAAATTTTCATTTGGTAATCAAGCTTTCTGATTTGATGCATAGAAAACATCCAGAAGTTGACAAAGAAGACCTAAGAAGTTTTGCAAGTCTTGGTCTTCTTGATGCAATAATGAAATTTGATTCTGGCAAAGACATAAAGTTTGAAACATTTGCAACATATAGACTTTTTGGAAGCATGTATGATGAAATGAGGAAGGCAGATTGGTTGCCTCGTCTTACGAGACAAAGAATGATGAAGCTGGAAAGACTAAGAGAAAAATTTATTTCTGCCAATGGCATGAAACCAACCAGAGATGAGATAGTATCTTTGGCAGAACCAAAAGATAAAGCAGATATAGAAAAGTTTTTAAACGAAAATGGAGAAGTGTGGATATATTCTATGAGCGGGAATACATCCAATAATGACGACAACGAGGTAAATTTTTACCATGTTGATAAAAAAGCGGATCCAGAGTCAGATACTGTAAAGGTAGATTTCTTTAATAATTTTATTAGAAAAAATTTCAATGAAGATGAATCAAAGATAATATGGCTTGTTTACTATGAAAACAGGACTCTAAAAGACACTGCAAACATACTTGGAATTGCGGAGAGTAGAATATGCCCAATTCATAGCAATATATTAAAGAAATTGCGTAAGCACTTTCAGGAAAGGCCATCTGATTTAGAAATATTCAAAATATAAACTAAAATGCAGATAGAAAAACATATAGTATTGATACTCAATTGTAATTGGCATCCAGTTGGATTTTGCAATGTATTTCATGCTGTAACAAAAGTGTGCTCAGAAAGAGCACGCTTTCTTGATACTGAAAATTTTCAATTAATGGGAATAGATGAATGGTTTGAATATGAAAGATATTCAAGTACTATAAGCACAACAAGAGGGGCGTTCCCAGTTCCAGAAATAATAGTTTCTTGTTATTATGGTAAGATACCAGCTTTTAAACCCTATCCAACAAAGAAAAACATTCTAAAAAGAGACAATTATGTGTGTCAATATACCGGCAAAAAATTGTCTTCAAAAGAAGCAACTATAGATCATGTGTTTCCAAAAAGCAGAGGTGGACAATTGAGCTGGGAAAATTGTGTTGCTGCCAGTTTTGAAATAAACAATATGAAGAGAAATAGAACTCCAGAAGAATTTGGAATTAATTTGCCAAAAATGCCATCAATGCCAAAATGGACAATATTTCATAATCTGCCATCAAATTTTTCTATGCCGGATAGTTGGAAAAATTTTATAAAGCAATAATTATGAAATCTGGAATAGGATCTAGGAAAACTGGATCAAAAAAATGCTCATTTTTTAATGGAATTTTCCCAGGATTGCCATGTTTTATTGTTGGAAGTTCTCCATTTATAAATGACTTAAATTTACAAGCTATTGAAAATAATATATCCATATCTATAAATAGGTCTATGTTTAAATTTAATTCCCTTATAGGAATGTGGCAAGATATAAGCTTTTGGAAAACTGAAAAATCAATAATTCAGACAACAAAATGTTGGAAGGTATGTACATCATATTCAGATCCAAATAATTGCTTTTATCATTTTTCTATAAAAGGTGGAGAATTTAAAAAAACAGAAGATTGCAGTGAGCTTTTTGGAAGCGGGAGTTCTGGTCCATTGGCGGTTCAATTCGCCGTTGCCATGGGATGCCATCCTGTTGTATGCGTTGGAATGGACTGTGAAATAAAAGATGGAAAAACAGATTTTTATGGTGTAAATAAATTTTGGAGTTCCAATACCATAGAAAATTGCAAAAAAGGCGTAGAATGGATTAAAAAAGAATTTTCAGATGAAAAAGTTATTTTATGTGATTCTATTAAAAAATATAATGAATATGTTGATAAATTTTGCGATATTTCAAAAAGAGACATATTGAATTCTATCATATTTGATGGTCTAAAAAGTTCAAAACAAAGTCGATAATATCATACTAAAAGAAGGTAATTTATATAAAGGTTTGCCCTTTTAAAATAAGTAATTTGTTAGACTAAAAGGAGATAACATGTCTATATGCACAGAAAGAGAAAAAACAATGAACAACAATAAGACCTACACCTATCAGGAGGCTCTTGACGCAAGTATTAATTATTTTAATGGCGATGAATTGGCCGCAAAAGTATTTGTTGATAAATACGCGCTAAGAAATGAAAATATGGATCTTGTTGAATTGACACCAGATCACATGCATAAAAGAATTGCAAAAGAATTTGCAAGAATAGAAAAGAAAAAATTTAACTCGCCTTTGCCTGAAGATGAAATATATGATTTATTAAAGAATTTTGAAAGAATTGTGCCACAGGGGTCTCCTATGTACGGCATTGGCAATAGATATCAATTTATATCACTTAGTAATTGCTATGTTGTTGAATCTCCGCTAGACGCATACGGGTCCATTATGGAGTCCGATGAAAATTTAGTTCAGATAAGTAAAAGAAGAGGTGGGGTTGGCATAGATATATCTCATTTGAGGCCAACAGGGGCTCCAACAAAAAATGCAGCAAGAACAAGTACTGGTGTGGTTTCTTTTGCTGAAAGATATTCTAATTCAATAAGAGAAGTTGGTCAGGCGGGAAGAAGAGGGGCTCTAATGGTAACACTTAATGTGCATCATCCAGATATACTTGAATTTGCTAAGGTAAAAAGAGATTTAACAAAAGTTACCGGTGCAAATATATCAATTAGACTAACAGACGAATTTTTAAACGCTGTTGACAACAATGAGGATTATGAGCAAAGATGGCCAGTTGATTCTTCATCTCCTTCAATATCAAGAAAAGTAAATGCAAGATCAATATGGAATATTATTGTTGAAAATGCTCACCATATGGCAGAACCAGGACTTTTATTTTGGGATAACATCATAAAAGAAAGCCCATCAGATTGTTACTCTGACTGTGGATACAAAACAATAAGTACAAATCCATGTTCAGAGATACCCCTGTCTGCATTTGATAGCTGCAGACTAATGCTTCTTAATGCATTCGGGTATGTAGAAAGTCCATTTACAAAAAAAGCAAGGTTTAATTTTGAAAAATTCAATAAAGATGCTGAGATTTGTCAAAGATTAATGGATGATCTAGTTGATCTTGAAATAGAATGTATTGAAAGAATTATAGAAAAAATATCATCTGATCCAGAACCAAAAGAAACAAAACATAGAGAAATTTCTCTTTGGAAAAAGATAAAAGATGCTGCACTAAATGGAAGAAGAACTGGCACAGGTGCGACAGCAATAGGAGACGCTCTTGCTGCACTTGGACTTCAATACACAAGTGAAGAGGGCATAAATATGACAGAAGAAATTTATAAAAATTTAAAACTGTCTGCCTATAGAAGTAGTGTAAAAATGGCAAAAGAAATAGGTTCATTCCCAGTGTGGGATTGGAATAAGGAAAAAGATAACCCATTTTTAAATCGTATAAAAGATGAAGATTCTGTTCTTTATAATGATATGAAAAAGCATGGCAGAAGGAATATAGCACTTTTAACTACTGCTCCAGCTGGATCTGTTTCAATATTAACTCAAACTTCTAGTGGAATTGAACCTCAATTTATGATTGATCCATATATAAGAAGAAAAAAGGGAAATCCAGGGGATGTTGGTTTTAGATCTGATTTTGTTGATCAGAATGGCGATCATTGGATGGAATTTAAGGTATATCCACCTAAGGTAAAAATGTGGATGGGAATAACTGGAGAAACAGACCTGAAAAAGAGTCCATGGAGTGGATCTACTGCTCCAGAACTGGATTGGAGAAAGAGAGTTCATCTTCAGTCTGTTGCCCAAAAACATTTAGATCATGCAATCTCTAGTACTATTAATTTGCCTAATGATGTATCTGTTTCTTCTGTTGATGAAATATACAGAACTGCATGGAAAAGCGGTTGCAAGGGTATAACAATCTATAGAGATGGTTGTAGAACTGGAGTTCTTGTTTCTGAATCTAAGAAAAATACAGAAGATGAAATACTAATAACAAAAGCACCCAAAAGGCCCGAATCACTTCCATGTGATGTTCATCACTGTATAGTAAAAGGTAAGCAGTATTTTGTAATTGTTGGAAAAATGAAAGAAAAACCATATGAAGTTTTTGCAAGCATGAATCATACTTCTGATTCAAATAATGATCTTTTAATATCTAAAAGTTTTACATCTGGAACTCTCACTAAAGAATCTAGAGGTCATTACAGAGCTGACTTGAATGATTCAAATGAAAATTCAATGAAGATCAAAAAGATAGGAGATCGTCTTACTGAAGAAGAATCAGCTTTAACTAGAATAATATCCACAGCTCTAAGACACGGCGCCGATGTTCAATTTATTGTTCATCAACTTGAGAAGGTAGAAGGCTCTATGCATGGATTTTCAAAAAGCATAGCGAGAGCTTTAAAGAAATATATACCGGATGGTGCAGAAGTAAGTGGGGAAACTTGCTCAAACTGCAAAACTCAAGACAAGTGCGCACTGGTTAGACAGGAAGGTTGTATAATGTGTAAGTCTTGTGGATGGTCAAAATGTGGATAAGGAGATATTATGCATATGATAAAATATAAAAAAAGTCATGAAGATGCAAGATTGCCATTAAAGGCAAACGATAGTGATGCAGGTTTTGATTTATGGTCTGTAGATTATGGGGATGTATCTTACGACAAAGATGGTTTTATAAAATACATTGAATATGGAACTGGCCTACACATACAGCCAATGCCATACACTTTTACAATGATATATCCAAGAAGTAGCATAAGAAATAAAGATCTATTATTGGCAAATAGTGTTGGGATAATTGATAATGGATACAGGGGTGAATTAAAGATTGTTTTTAGACCAACAAAACAAGTGAAGGATAGAAACGAACTTTCTTTGTATTCTAAGGGTGAGAGGATAGCCCAAATAATCCCGTTCAGATACTCTAACGAATTTTATTTCGTAGAAACTACAGAGCTTAATGAGACGCATAGGGGCGAGGGAGGCTTTGGGTCAACTGGATCGACCTAATGCCTATAACGCCAGATAAAACACTAGTAATATATAATTCCGGGGATCCATCAAGTCTAGATTTCATGACTCAGTACATAAAGATTCGGAGGATACCTCCTGGAAATCTTTATGGTATTGATACTCCGACGACTGATAGATACCAAACATACGAAGATTTTAAATATAATCTTCTAGATACTGTAAACAATCTTATAGATATTAATAATTATACATGTGTTTTGCTTGGATATAGGATTCCGGCTGGATTTATATATAATCAAAGAGTATATTCTTGCTCTTCTGTAATTTCTGGTAGAAAAATACCATTTGATGGTATACCCAAAAGAAATACATCGTATACTGTAAGCAGTTTTGAAAAATTTGATTCATTACTTGAGCAAATACCTGTATGCTTTTCTCTCGATGTAAGAAATGCGATACAAATGAAAATACTTATTAATAAGATTAATTCAAATAAAACCGGCGTTATAATAAATGGAAGTTTTTATTTGGATAAATATCATACTTTGTCTAAATACCCAAATGATGAAATATATTTTGATGTAGCTGATTCTTTCGCAAATACCGCAAAAACAAAGTTTAATATTGATGTAAGAAAAACAGCGAAAAATAGAAATTCTAATATTGAACCATCTTTTTCTTTGCTTGTAAATGATTCTATATTTTGGGGATGGGGAGATTTAATTGCAAATGAAAGTTATTTCTCTACTACGGCAACAAATAGAATTGTATTTATGTCTTATGACAATAGGTCTATGACATCACTAAGGACAGATGAACTAGATAATGCTTGTATGGCAGCAATAAATAGAGGGTATGCATGTGTAGCAGGCAATTTAGGAGATTCTAGTTTTTTAGAAAACGAATTACATATAATAGATCCTTATGACCCTTATTCTATAAATACTTTAGAAAATCATGTTGTGCCAAATCCATATTCATTCATGGACGCTATTAATTCAGGCAGAACAGTAGGAGAAGCTTTTCTTTATAGCAAGCCGTATTTGCATGATTCTTTTGTTGTCATAGGGGATCCTTTGTTGAATGCCAGTATAGAAAATTCTGTTGAACAAGAAAAAATAGGTGCGAAAGAATTATGGCTAGATGTAGAGTCAAATATGTCAAAATCTGCAGCATATATGATATCTGAGGGAAAATATTCATCTATTCTTCATGAAAGGAATTTAAGATCAAATGATCTAGATATGAAAATTGATTTAAGTAAAAGTTCTTATAATTTAAGCAATAGGTATTTTATTGAAAATAGAAAAAATACTTTTTCAGGGACATTTGACTTATTCCAGGGTTTCAGTCAGCAAATAAACATGCAGATTAACGCCATAGATGAAATAACATTTAGAGACTTTTTAAAAGCAAATAATTTGTACATATCAAGATCTATAATAAAAATGATGACCAATGGAGATGCAATGATAGTTGGCAACCAAATACCAAATCTAAAAAGTGAAAAAAATATATACATTGATTTATTCGTACAAGAAATGGAAGGAGACGCTGGATACATACATTTTGAAATTGATGGATCTTTGGATGAAGATTTTGATCAGATTATATTTAGTTTTAAGTCGTATGAGGATACGTCTTTTTGGAAATATGAAAAAACAAATGGATCTATGGATAATTTTGAACAAAGAGGTATATTTTCGGGTCTTGTAGGAAGAAGAGTTTCAGTATCAAGACCAGCAACATATCGATATAGTCTTTCTGGAGAAGAATTATACATAAGGTACAAGCAGATACTTAATTCATATTATGAATCAAATTATTTTTATGAGGTTATAATAATACCATGATATACTCAGGTGAATTCAGATTACATCTAGTGCTTCTTTCAAAAATACTAAAATATGATTATAAGTCTATGGTTTTACTAAATAAGACAATCATTGACATAAACAATTCTAATATAAATTTTAATAGTAGTAAAGTTGTTATGTACAAAAAAAGTGTAGCTTCATCTGTGAGACAACTAGATAAAGATTCAAATGCGGGAGATATTATAAAATTAAATTATTTAAGAGAACTATATGGACTTGTACAGGATCAATACGGTATTAGTATTGATAAATTTTTAGAAGAAAACTACATTGAAATACCATTAAATCTAAAAGGAGTATCTGAGTACATAGGGGTTGCAACTTCAAGATATGGAGAAAAATGGTGCAGGTTTAAGGATATTGATAAGTCTATATCTGAATTAGATAATTCAAAATATTCTAATAAAAGGATGACTTGGAGTTTTTTAGGCGGCTTTAATAGCCCGTGGTCAGCAGATCTTAATTGAAACTAACTGATCCTTTAAATTATACCACAGATCAGGATCGCCTTTAAATTCTTTTATTCCAGATGATATTTTTGATACTGTTTTTACTAAATCTTTTACGGCAACTGCATCTTTTATGGTATCTTTATCTTCAAGATCTGATATAGCTCTTCTTATTAAGCTTTTCATAAAAATATCATCTTTGTATACTTCTGAAATATAAGAATCTATTATTTTAAGTCTTTCGGAAACTTTGGATGACTTTATTATATAGGTAAGAAGTTTTTCTTGCATATCTTCATTTCTTTGAAGTATAAAATTACTCAAACCTATTGCTGATTCTGAGTTTTTCACAGACTGCATAAGCATATTCTGAAAATCTTTACTGTTTTCAATCATGGCACCATTCCATATAGATTTTGTATTCTTTGTATTCCTGGTAAAAAGGGCCCATGTATATTTCCGCATTTTGCTTGTATATTTTTAATCCAATTTTCAGAAATAACTTGTGCTGATGGGATTGACATATAGCGATATATTTTGCCTTTTGCCTGCAATTCTGTAATTGAAGATCTACAATGAGTCATTATTATTTTGGGGCCTTCTGTTAGAATTTTATCGACAGTCCAGTGAGTAGAAGGGTCTCTTACTGAAGCAAAATGTCTATTAAACATTTCTGCTGCATCCTGATCAGATATGATAACATTTGATCCTGTTGTGCCTGATGTAAACTTTTTATAATATTCTATAAAAAATTTCATATATGGATCTGGCATAGATTCAAGATATATAGTTTTTGATTTACTTATATTGATTAGCGCTTTAATATCAAGAATAACTCTACTGTTTACTGATTTCATTGCACTTACAAGCTGATTTATATGTGAATTTTCTTCCCTTATTCTATTAAGTTGATCTTGCCCTACGGAAGTTCCTTGAGTAATAATTGCTGTACCTTTTTGAGCAAGATCCGTAGCTAATCCAAGAAGTTTTGTTGTTGCTAATAATGTGGGATTTTCATTAATTATATGACCAGCAGCACCACCAAACATAGAGGGTATTTTATCCCTGTATGAATTAACACTTGAATTAAACCAAGCTAGATCAAAACAATCCATATTATTTATCAACCTTTATTATTTGATAACATGAATTTTTAAGATTTTGAAATATTGAATTAAAAGAAGAATCATGTGATTTTAAAGTATTAAAAAAATCGCTATCTATTTTTTTAATTATATCTTTACAGATATTGACTTCATTCCATTTGGAATTTAATTGATTAATCTCAACAGAGATATCATATGGGCGACACTTTACTCCTTGTGTTTTTCTCATTTTTGGTAAATGAGATTCAGCACCTCTTGATGATCTATCTCTATTGCACTCATTAAGTAAAAGGGAAAACTTACCACATAAGAATCTAAGTTCCTGTTCTGTATAAGAAAGGGCAGATTTTTTTAAATCAAATATTATTAAATTTTGTTGCATAGAAAAATGCTTATCCTTAATAGACATAAGCATATCAGCGTGTAAAATGAATCTTTCATGTACGCACAATAGATCATTAATAAAATTATCGGTACATATTGTTTTTAAGGAATATGTACCAATTGATTTATTTATAAAATCTTTTAAATTAAAAGCACATTTAATCATATTTATATATAAAATTTAAAATTAAAAGATCCTTTTATATATAGTTGTATAAAAGGTATTATGAATAATAATTGGTATTATTTATTAATATAAGGAAAATTTAAAAATGATTAAAATATCACAATCAATACAAGACTATATTTCCCCAATAATTAATCAGATATCTAAATCTGAGCTTCAGCCTAATCAAAAAACAGAAATTATTAAGCTAATTGGCCAATATATATCTGGACAAATAAATCAGAGTGTATTTATGTCAAATCCATCTGTTGTGGCGATGAGAACATATCCATCAATGAACTCAATAATGAAAGTTATACACGACTCAAGACAGCAATTTCTTCAGGAACAAAGAAATATTCAACAAAGAGACGCAACAACGCAATCTGAATCACTGCAACTAGACAGAATAAATCAAGATAGAAGATCAAAGGGATTAAATGAATTCCAAACATTACAAGAAGCTCTATCCAATAGAGATAGCGAAAAAAAGCAGCATCAATCTGCTGTAAAAAATCTTTATAAATTAATAGCTATGGGAGACGGAGATGCAATATTGGAATCTGGAGTAACATATGCACAGGTTAAAGAAGCAATAGATAATATAATAAATAGATCTCCAAGTCCAAGGGGATTTGATGATTCAGGTCATCACGAGGAAGGTGTTTCAGAATATTTGAGAAGCATGTATGGAATAATTGACTCAAATGAAAAAGTTTATTCATTTTTTATGAATGCAATACTTTCATATCATTCAAGAAAAGAAAATATAAAAAACAGGCAAGATCAAGAAAGACAATCAAAAATTGATGAAGCTCATGCTAGAAGAAGAGAATCTATTGCAAGAAATAGAGAAATAAATGAAGACAGGGCAAGTCTTTCTCAATCTGAAAACAGAGCAAGAGACGCAAGACTTTCAAGAGTAAATCAGCAAGCACAGATAAATCAACAGAGAAGAAATCAAAACTTTTCTACAAACAGACAAAATTTTTCTTAATCAATAAATAAAAAAATAAGACGGTTTTAAAGGCCGTCTTATTTTTTTATTTGATATTAGATTTTAGAAACCTCTTGTTTTTTGCCTTTCAGCTAGTTCTTGAGGACTTAAAGAGTCATCAGTACCGGGTTCTGGCGGTCTTCTTAAGAGGTCGGGTACACCATCATTTTTAGCTGGAGCTGCTGCTGGAGCTGCTGCTGGGGCTGCTGCTGGGGCTGCTGCTGGAGCTGCTGCTGGAGCTGCTGCTTGGGCTGCTGCTGAAGATATGGACTTAGGAAGCTGAAGCTTAGCCATTAATGCTTGACCTTCCTGTGTCATAAGATCCATTTCAAACCATCCATATCCGTCTTTTATAACAGGGTTATAAACATAGAAACCAATTTTACCTTCATTCTCATCAGATCCTCCATCAGATGCAAGATTTGTAAGTGTAGTTGGACCATATAAAACTACAGCAGGAGCTACTGCTGGTGTTGGTCCGTATGTTTCCTGCTCTCCTTGATCATTTTCAAAAACCTCTTGCTTTAATCTGAAATTTGCTGATGTAGCCCTATATGCTTCTGACATTTTTGCCTCAGCAGAAGTGGCTGTAATTGTTTTGCCACTATAGGCATATGGTAATATAAATTGCATCTCTTCTTCATTGGCAGGTTCTGTTACAGCAGCACCACCTCTTCTTGGCGAAATTTGTGGAACATTAGATCCAACAAGAAGTGCTACCATGTAGTCTGCTTTTGCTGTTACCTCAAAAATACCACCACTTGGTATTGGTCTTACAGTACCGACTTTACTTGCCTCTTGTTGTACTTGTGTTGGGGCTGTAGCTGAGGATCCACTCTGTGATGCAGGGGTAGATGAGGATCCACTCTGTGATGCAGGGGTAGATGAGGATCCACTCTGTGATGCAGGGGTAGATGAGGATCCACTCTGTGATGCAGGGGTGGCTGAGGATCCACCACCAGTAGAAGCACTCTGTGCAGCAGAACTTGCAGCGGCAGCAGGAGCCTGTGGAGCAGAAGGAGGTGTCTGTGCTGTTTTAAAATCAGCAAATCCGCCTACAAGGTTCTTTATTGCATCAGATTCATTGTGTAATTGAGCTTGTTTTTTAAGATTATATTTCATTGTTATTCCTATTTATTAATTAAAAATTGGGTACTCTTTGTGATCTTCCTTTAGAAGCTACTGGCTGACCTGCTTTTGCTGGTTTTTTTGTTACTTTGCCTTGACCAGGATCAAAAGATCCCATTTCTCCAACCGATGTTGCTTTTGCAGCTTTCATTTTATTTAGCAATTCAATGTTAAATTCTCTAACCTCCATTAAGTCTTCAATTGTAGCATTTATGTTAGCAGAATAGTCTGCATCAACATACTGGAATATATTTATTGTATTTTTTAAATACTGTACCCAGGGTCCTTCTCCCTCAAAATTATCACCATATACTAATTTCATATATTTTTCTGCAGCTTCTACACTAAGTTGTCTAAGAGCTGAATCATTGGTACTAAACCATCCCGCGTCTTCATACTCAGGCTCAGCTTGAGCTGTTTTGGTTTTCCATTCTCCATTTTCAATTACATATTTATCCATTTTTTTCTCCTTTTATGGTAATTTTGTTCCTTTACGCCAAGCACGACAGCTCCAGTATCCAGCAGAAGTCCTATCCTTTTTAGAATCACAATTGTGACGAGCTAGAAAGCTTTTTTGTCTACTTGGTTTATTTCTCTTAATAGAGAGAGTTTTCTCGCCTTTTGCCTTGGCACTAGACCCACCGTGTCCAAAATTTACCTTTTTAACTTTTTTTGTCTTAGGATTTATGACGTATACTTTAAATTTTTTAACGTCACCCTTCATTATTTTACCGATTGGAACTTTTTTGCCCTGGTATTCGGCAGCTTCTTTAACTAAAGAAGGCTTTATTTGATTGTAAGAACTTGATACTAAATAAACCATGTAAATTCTCCTGTAGGTACATTTTTACATGATTTTTATATTTTACCTTCTACATTCTTGAATAATCAATCATCCAATATATAGAAAATTCAAAAAAATGTTTTCTTTTTTCGCACGATTTTACATACTTAAATCTTGGGTCATTATTTTTTTTAAATTCTTCAATAATTTCATTTGGTTCACGACCTGTTTCTAAATGTATTTTAAATAATTCTTCTGTCACAGGTTCTGTCTGTACTCCAGGTGGTGTCATTTTTGAAATCACAAGCAGATAGTCTATCTCTGGCTTGTCTGAAATGTCTATTTCTACACATTTCATGGGAAGACTATTTTCATATTTAATTCCAAAAACATTACTTACAATAATAGACGCAAGATCTTTATTAAAAGTATTGCACAGAGTTTCTCCTAGTTGTTTTCTAAAATTGTCAAAATTTGTAATTGTATCCGGAGAAACGTAAGTATCATCTGAACTAAGGAAATCTATTATTTTTCTCAAATTGGGAGAGTCTGTAACATCAAACTTTATACAGGTATTCCAATTTTTTGAACACACCATCTTTCCTTCTTTAATAGAGAAGTCAACGGTATAACTTTCAGTGTTGTACTCAAGTTTCGATACTTCATTAATAATTTCTGTTCCTATTAATAGTTTATCTAAAGTCGAAAAAAAATCTAACTTATTATCTGAAGTGGATGTGTTTTTCATGATTTATCTCAAAAGTATTTATTTAGAAAATTTTTGTGGATACAAAAAGTTTTCTCTTGACTTCTTCGACCAAAACGAAAGGTTTAGACCATTTACTGTATTTTTTGGTCCAAATGGATTTGGTAAGTCTACTTTTTTACAGTCTGTAAGAATACTTTCTCATCCAAGTCAATTCTTTGGAAGAAATAACGATTTGTTTTTTAGAAAACTAACATTTGATACAAATTATGATCCCACTTATTACAAGTACAGTAAAACAAAAAATAAACTAAAGATGGTTGGTACTTTCTTTTCTTCTGAAGATGGTAAAATTTATAAAACAGAAGTAAATGATTCTGTTGTATCAACAGAATTACCTCATTATAATTCGGATCAGGATGGTTGGTGTATTTTTACAGATGCAGATCATCCAATAAATATGGGAAAATTCCAAATTAATTCTGATTGCTCTGAAAAATTTATTGAATTAGCTAATTCAACCTATAATCTTCCATGCAAATTGGATAAATTTGTTTCTACTTTTGATATGGATACAGAAGTTTCTTTTTTTCTTGACTTTACAATCCAGAAGAATGATGTAACAGTTCATTATAAAAGAATGAGTGATGGAGAGAAGAAAATAGCAACATTATTACGTTCTCTTTGTGATAAAATCACTTTTACCAATCCCAAAATTTGTTTAATTGATAATATTGAAATGCATATCTATTTCAAGAGACACCCAATTCTTGTTGATAAGCTTATTTCAGTTTTTCCAAATATTCAATTTATTACTACCTCTCATAGTCAGACTCTTATATCTCATGTAGGATCAGTATGTGGTAGCGATTCTACTGTTGATTTAGAAAAAGAGAAAGATAAGAATTGATTTTCTTTTTTTCTTTTTAGTTGGCTCACTTCGTTCGCATGTTGATGTCCCTTCGGTCCATCAAGCATAAAGAAAAATTTTTAATCGGTTTTTTCTTTATTCTTTTTTATCTGAAGGCGTAATATCGTCCCAGGAAAACGAACCGCCACTTTACTATAAGACTAGGACTTTTTCAAGTAAAGGACAAGCGCCCATCTATTCCTAGAATTGCTCATATTTTATATTGTATTGTTTTTGTTTTATTTTATAAATTAGTTTCTTCGGGGTTTTCGTTTTTTTAAATTTTGAGACATTTGCCCGAGCAGGCATGGATCTCTTTTGGTTAGAGATTCTCTCCATTATGATGATCAGATCAGTTCCGGTTCTACCTTGACGACCTTTTCTCCACGTTCATAAACGTGCTACTAGGCATTTGAGACTTTTGTCCACGGGCAGTGCCAAGCGCCCAAAATAAACTTAGATGTTGAGTCTTTACCATGACTCGTAAAATCTCTTTCGACACAATTTTAAAAACAATAAAGTAACATTGTTTTACAGGTTTATAAGACAAATTAGAGAATAATTTAATTATGCCACTAATAGGATTTTCTTCTGGGAAACCAGATCCATCAGCAATAAGGTTTTATCAACAAAGTACTGCTCCAACTAATGCAAAACTTGGAGACAGATGGTTAAATACAAATAACATGAATGAATTTATATATTTAAAGGTTTCAGACGATCCAGAAACATATCAGTGGTTTGATCTTTCTGGAGACTATCCTGGTGACAGTATATCTTAAGTAAAACCATGGCAACACCTATTATATCATTTCCAAAGTCTCCTTCTAATAATCAAGAGATATCAATTGATGGACGCAAGTGGGTTTATAAATTAAGTATACCTGGATGGGTTTGTTCGCAAATAGGATCGGGTGGGGTAGTATTTATTGCTTCAGAAACTGCACCATCTGTAAACCTTTATAAGGCAGGAGACAGATGGTTCAACACTTCTACAAGTATTGAATACGTTCTTATAAATGACGGAGATGACAAATATTGGGTTAATGTTTATACTACTCCGCATAATCATTCTATTTCAAATATAAATGGGTTGCAGACAATATTAAATTTAAAAACTCAGTTTTATTACAGGTCTACTCCTCCATCAAATCCAAATGTCGGAGACAGATGGATGGATTCTTCTACTGGGGATGAATATATTTATGTTTATGACGGTAGTGGATACCAGTGGTTGCAGCCAACAGTAAATCCTTATTTTGGTTCAATAAAAGGTAACACTGTTTCTGTCACATCCTCTTCATATTCTATGATTTCAACTGATTATTATGTTGGCGTTGATTATGCCGGTATAGTAACTATAACTCTTCCAGATAGTCCAGACAATGGTAAAATGGTTGTAATAAAAGATGAATCAGGTAATGCTGGTAGTATTTCTAGATATATAACAGTTGTTCCATTTGATAATACTGATACAATTGACAATGATTCTTCTGCAATAATAAATATTAACAATGGTGGTGTCGATTTAATTTACAGAAATGGTTGGAGAATAATATGAGTTATTTATTTAATAATAGTATAAAGTATGACAGAAATGCAGTTGACGCATTTAATAGGCTAAAAGTTTCGTCTCCTTTTACTCTTTTTGAGTCTCAAAATATATATCAAGATAATGGAAAATTTGATACCAGTCTTGCCGGAGGTGCAGTTTCGCAATATCAATCGGATGATTCTGTCATGTCACTTAATGTTTATGGCACAACTGGAGATCAGGTCATAAGGCAAAGCTATAGAAATTTTGCTTATCAGCCAGGTAAATCTCTTCTTGTTATAAGCTCATATGTTTTTTCACCTGCTATTTCTGGACTAAGGCAGAGAGTTGGTTATTTTGATTCTAATAATGGTGTGTACTTGCAACTAAACGATACTTCCCTTAGTATTGTACTTAGATCATATTCTTCTGGATCTCTGGTAGAGACATCAGTAAATTACAGTTCATGGAACGGTGATCCTTGTGACGGTACAGGAAAATCAGGATTTGACATTGATACAACAAAAGCTAATATTTTTTGGGTTGATATTGAATGGCTTGGTGTTGGAAATGTTAGATGTGGATTTTTTCACGATGGTGAGCCTGTTCTTGCGCATACTTTCAAGAATATAAATTCTGTTTCTACAACCTATATGTCAACAGCATCTCTTCCAGTTCGTTATGAAATTTCTAATACTTCAAATACCGGAACATCCTCTAGTATGCTTCAAATATGTTCAACTGTAATTTCCGAGGGTGGTTATGAAATTAATTCTTTTAGGTCTCATATAACAAGAGGTGGAACAAATGCAAGCTCTCAGACTCTTACAAGCGCTGGAACCTTTTATCCCACTGTAAGTATTAGGCTTAATTCTAATCGTATAAATTCAGTAGTTATTGCTTCTCAAATAGATATTTTGACTCTTAGTAGTGCCAGTGCAGAATGGAAATTGCTTCTAAATGCAACATTAAGTGGATCTAGTTTTGTCACTCATTCTAATCAACGAGTTGATTATGATATATCATCAACCAGTTTGTCTTCAGGAACTTCTTTGGCATCTGGTTTTGTATCCTCAAAGAGTTTAATTAGTTTTGGAGGTAGTGAAAGATGGTCTTACCAACTTGGCAAAACAATTTCCGGAACCTCTGACGTAATAACTCTTGCTGTATCCCCATTTAGCAATGGAGACAAAGTTTCAACTATGATGTCATGGGAGGAGATATCTTAATTGGCAATTAATTTCCCAGATTCGCCTTCTGTAGGTCAAGTATATACCTTTGGATCTAATTCATGGATTTGGAATGGATACGCATGGAAAAGTTATAACTTTTTTTCTTATGGTGGTACAGGACCCACAGGAGCAACAGGAGCAACAGGAGCAACAGGACCCACAGGAGCAACAGGACCCACAGGACCCACAGGAGCAACAGGAGCAACAGGAGCCACAGGAGCCACAGGAGCCACAGGAGCAACAGGAGCCACAGGAGCAACAGGAGCCACAGGAGCAACAGGACCCACAGGAGCAACAGGAGCAACAGGAGACACTGGTCTCGTTGGAGCTACCGGTGACACAGGACCAACAGGTGACACGGGTCCAACAGGTGCTACAGGTTCTACCGGTGACACAGGACCAACAGGTGACACGGGTCCAACAGGTCCAACAGGTCCAACAGGTGCAACAGGTGCAACAGGTCCAGTTGGGCCAACAGGTGCTACAGGTGCTACAGGTGCTACAGGAGCCGGAGGAGCATTAGGATATTGGGGTAGTTTCTGGTCAACACAAGACCAACAAGCAGCAGGCACAACTGGTGCTTATCCAATTACCTATAACAATACAGATCCAGATTCTAATGGCGTAAGTATAGTTTCTAATTCACGAATTACATTCAGTTATCCTGGCGTATATAACATTGATTTTTCTGCACAGGCTGATAGAGTTTCTGGATCTGGTACAGACACTATTGATATATGGTTCCGTAAAAACGGAACAGATGTTCCAGATAGCAACAGTATCATAACTGTTTCGGGTGGTGCAGCAGCAGCTAAAACCGTTGCTGCTTGGAACTACATGTTGCAAGTTGATGCTAATGATTATGTTGAATTGATGTGGCGAACATCTGATACTCTTTTAGAATTTATAGCAGACCCAGCAGGAACAAATCCAACTAGACCAGCAATTCCATCAGTAATTCTTACAGCTCATCAGGTCATGTATACTCAACTAGGGCAAACCGGGGACACAGGAGCTATAGGTCCCACAGGGCCAACCGGGGACACAGGAGCTATAGGTCCCACAGGGCCAACCGGGGACACAGGTGAAACAGGTCCCACAGGTGCTACTGGAGAAAAAGGAGACACAGGTGACGCAGGTCCAACAGGAGACACTGGTCCCGTTGGATTAACAGGTGCAACAGGTGCAACAGGAGACACGGGTCCCGTTGGATTAACAGGTGCAACAGGTGCAACAGGTGCAACAGGAGACACGGGTCCCGTTGGATTAACAGGTGCTACAGGTGCTACAGGTGCTACAGGACCAACAGGTGACACAGGTGCTACAGGACCAACAGGTGACACGGGTCCTACGGGTTCTACAGGACCAACAGGTGACACGGGTCCAACAGGTGCTACAGGTCCAACAGGTGCAACAGGTCCAGTTGGGCCAACAGGAGCTACCGGAGCTACCGGAGCTACCGGAGCTACCGGAGAAACTGGTCCAACAGGTGCAACAGGTGCTGCAGGAGCTACAGGTGCTACAGGAGAAAAAGGAAGCACAGGAGACACAGGTGCAACAGGTTCTCAAGGTGCTACTGGTGCTACTGGTGCTACTGGTGCTACTGGTGCTACTGGTGCTACTGGTGCTACTGGAGAAAAGGGAGACACAGGAGATACTGGTCCCGTTGGTGCAACAGGTGACACAGGTGCAATAGAATTTACTTCTTCTGCAACCGCACCAACAGGAGCCATATACGGTGATATGTGGTTTAACACAAGCAGCGGAAATGTGTTTATTTACATCACAGATGGATCGTCTTCGTATTGGGTTGAACCATTTGGTCCTCAAGGAGCAACAGGACCAACAGGACCCACAGGAGCAACAGGAGCAACAGGAGCAACAGGAGCAACAGGAGCAACAGGAGCAACAGGAGCAACAGGACCCACAGGGCCAACCGGGGAC